GTATAGATAAAATTCTTTGGCCTGGTGTACGTTGGAAAGAATTATGTAGTGACTCATTTGGAGTAACACAAACAACTCCTGGAGTTTGGCCAACAGGTAGTCCACAAGGATGTATAATTTGTAAAGACTTAAACTCATTAGATTGTGATAAGATTAGATTAGCAAGACTAATGACTACACCCTGTCTTAAATTACGTCCAGGTTCATCTGGAGGAACATTAAGAAATGGAACATATTATGCTGTTATAGCTTATACTATTAAAGGACAAAAAGTAACAGACTATTTTTCTCCAAGTAATACTCAACCTTTATGGACAGTAAATGATGCTGAAAGTTCACTTACACTTACAGTAGAAGCAGACTTTGTTAACTTTGATGAGTTTGTATTAGTGATAGTACAAAACATTAATCAAGGAACAGTTGCCAGACAGATTGGTACATACTCAACTAAAACTACAAGAATTGAATTAGATCAGATAAAGGAAGATCTTATTACAGTTCCTACAGAGTTTTTACCAATACAAACTCCTGTATTTGAAAAGTCAGATCAAATTGCTGAAGTAAATAATTACTTGCTTAGAGTAGGACCTACTTCTAAGTTTGATTTTAACTACCAACCATTAGCTAATTTAATTAAAGCTAAGTGGGCTTCAGTAGAATACCCAGCTGATTATTATGTAAAAGGTGGTTGGAAAGGAAGTTACTTAAGAGATGAAGTATATGCATTTTTTATCCGTTGGGTATATGATACAGGAGATAAATCTTCATCATACCATATTCCAGGAAGAGCTCCTTCAACTTATACTTTACCTACATCAGGTAACTCAGTAGGAGAACTATTACTTATACCTAATGATCAAAATGCATTAGCTCCTGATGATCAAGTATTTGATGTATACAATACAGCAAGTGTTGATCCAGGCTCAACTTTAGTAAATACTGTATTAGAAGATGGAGGTAAGATTCTTGAAGTAGGTACTATGGGTTACTGGGAATCAACGGAAACATATCCTGATAATCAAGATTTTATTTGGAATGCTAGTTCACATTGCTGGACAGGAAAACAAAATTCTCCAAGTCAGGTATATGATCTATGTGGTTTACCAATAAGACATCATAAGTTTCCAGATAACTGTTTAAGCCCAAACACTACACATTTTAAAAGTAATCCTAATTCATCTACACAAGGTGACTTATTGAATATTAGAGTTATGGGTGTATACTTTGAAAATATTATAACACCAAAAGATAATGAAGGTAATGAAGTAACAGGTGTTGTTGGTTATGAAATATTAAGAGGTTCTAGAGAAGGTAACAAATCTATCATTGCAAAAGGAATGATTAATAATGTTAGAACTTATGCTATTAAAGGATCTGCAGCAAGAGGAAGAATAGGTATTTATCCTAACTATCCTTTTAACACAATTAAACCATTAAATAATATTGGTAGTAACGGTCAGGGTAACTATAATCTTAATGATCCTTATATTAGAATGACACCTACAGGATCAAATACTATAATAAATCAAACTATTCCTAAAGATATTGTTACTTTCCATTCACCGGATACAATGTTTAGAACACCTTTCTTATCTACTACAGAATTAAAACTCTATGGTTCTTTGTCAGGTTATTCTACACAAAACTTTCAGGATCCAGCTGAGCATCCTAAGTTTAAATTATTATCTGATTTTGTTATATTACCAATGTTCATGGTAGGTCTTGCTGAAGCAGTTGTATCTATCACAGGTAAAAGAACAATGAAAACTTTAGATTTACAAGATGTTTCACCAGCATTTACGTCTACATCATTTACAAGTGGTAATGCTGTTATTCCAGGAGTTACAGCAGCTCTACAGATTCCATTAGCTAATGCTGCGGTATCTGTTTATAATAATACATTAGAGACTTATTATAATTCAGCAGGAGGTTTATTTTTAGATGCTTTTGCTGTTATGTTTGGAGGTATTGACTCAAGTGTTCAAGCAATTGCTCAATCAACTTTAGCATCATATTTAAATGGTATTGCTCTTTCAGGAGCAGCTGGTTATGGTTATATACCATCTTTTTCAGGTACTATTGAATATCCTCCTTATGCATATCTTCCTGGAATATTAAGAGCATTAGGCGGTCTTAATCAATTCTTGTTTTATTTTGCTGAAGGGGCCAATACAAGTTTAGATTTTATTAATGCTATGCTACCATATGAGCAATTTGGAATGCAGTCACTTGCTCATGGTTTTTATAGTGCTATGACTCCAGAAAATACTAAGACTGATATTGTTAGATTTAGAACTCCAGATAGTTTTTACATTAGAGATAATATTCAAGAAATCCCTAAATATCAAGATAGTACAGGAACATATTATTCTTACTCAATTAATAATTTAAAAAGATCAGATGCTGTTACAGTAAGAACTGTAAATGGTAAAGGTGTAAGTACAGGTCCCGTATTTCTTAATACAGATAAATCTTTAGTTACATTAGGATCATTAATGAAAGCTGCCGTTAATTCAGAACCTGGTATATTACCTGGAGAAAAACCAAGTTTTACAAATATTGATATTCCTTTTAGTTTACCAATTGCTAGTCATTATGGGGGACTAAAAGTTAGATTAAGAAATCAATATGGTCAATTACAAGGTATTAAACAAATTCCAATTACGCCTTGTGAACAAAAAATTGGTTCAGCGGATAATGCTTTTATAAGTCTTAATACAGGTCTAGTATGTCCTAGTATTACTACAACTCCTGGAAGTGTTGTAATTAATACAGTATTAGCAAGTACACCAATATTCTTTGGAGGAGATACCTTTATAAATAGATACACAGAGAAAAATACTTTCTTTTATTTCTATGATTGGTTATATGGTCAACCAGATGGATTTGAATATAACTACTACCAACATCAAATGATTCCTTCACCTAGATTTGCTGTAAACAATATTAGATATGATGTTGGCGATATGGCAAGTGGTATTACAGATATATCAGCTCCCCCTACACAAGGTACAGGAGCACTACCCTCTTCATTTTATAATTTAGATTGGGAAAACTATCACTATGAGGATGATGACCCAGGAGATTATCCAGGATTGTTTGGTGCAACAAGATGTAAATTTTATTTAGCTAATTCATCTGTAAGAGACTTTTTTGTTGAATCTGATGTATTAGTTGACTTTAGACAACAAGGTCTTGAGGAAGGAGCTAAACACTATGATCCGTATAGATATACAAACTATCCGGCAATGTTTGACATGAATCCTCAGATTATTACAAGAGGTAATGAATATAGATATGATTACTCATTAAGTATATCCAAAGCATTTACTCAGTATTTTTCTCAAGGATCTTTACAAAGTAGATACTATGATCCTAATGTAGCTAAGTTATGTTATACATATTATCCTGATAGAATTTACTATTCACTACAACAACAGAATGAATCATTTAAAGATAGTTGGTTTGTTTACTTACCAAATAACTATAATGAATTTAAGTCTCAAGTCAGTGGAGTAAAGTCTATTAATAAAAGTGGTTTGTTTATTACTTTTAAAAATGATAGTCCATTAATGTACCAAGGTGTTGATACACTTCAAACAGATTTAAGTACTAAGATTACTATTGGTGACGGAGGTTTATTTAGTCAACCAGGACAATCTGTAACTAATGCAGATAAACCATATGAATATGGATCATCTCAAAGTAGACTAGCTGTTATTTCTACACCTGCTGGATTATTCTATATGTCTGAAAACCAGGCTAAGATATTTAATTATTCAGGTGGCTTAAAAGAAATTTCACAAACAGGTCTTAAGTGGTGGTTTACACTATTCTTACCATATAAGTTAACTGATGATTTTCCAGATTATCCATATCAAGATAATCCAGTAGCTGGTATTGGTTGTCAAGCAATGTATGATAATACTAACTCTATTATTTACTTTACTAAAAAAGATTATAAAGTAAAAGATGAATATAAAGGATTAGTAACATATGTGCCTCTAATTACTTTTGGAGCATTAAAAGGACAAGGAGATTATTTTGTTTTAGATGGTAAAGGAAAATATTTAATTGGTGATCCAATGATATTTGAAGATGCTTCTTGGACATTGAGTTATGACCCTAAGAATGAATTTTGGATTAGTTATCATGACTGGCATCCAGATTTATCTATGCCTACTAAGTCATACTTTATGACAAGTAAAGAAAATACTATTTGGAAACATAATTATGTTTGTGACAGCTACTGTAACTACTATGGACAGAATTATCCATTTGAAGTTGAGATACCAATTATTACAGGGGAAGCGGTCACTACATTAAAATCTGTTCAGTATATTCTAGAGTGTTATAAAAGAGATAGTTATAACTGTGTAGATCAGTTTCAAGTATTAGACTTTAACTTTGATAAAGCTGTTGTATACAATATGGAACAAGTTTCTGGATACCTTAACTTAAATATATTTCCTAAGAATAATATTACTTTAAGTTTACAGTATCCAAAACCACATCCAGGTATAATTATTGAACCTAATGTACAACCATTACCAGGATTTGATATTTTGTTCTCTAAAGAAGAAAATAAATATAGATTCAATCAGTTCTGGGATATTACAAGAAATAGAGGTGAGTTTCCAAATGGAGCTGGTTATCCACCACAAGGTACATTAGTACCGGGAACAACAGTACTTGCAGGTAATTATACTCAAGAATACTTATGGGTAACACAAGCAAATGGTTACATTAAAACATTGAATCCAAATAATATGGATATTGCAAAACCTTTACTTCAAAGAAAGAAGTTCAGACATTACCTAAACTTTTTAAGTTTAAGAAAAGATGTCTCAGGAGATGTCAATATGATATTGAAATTAACTAGTACTAAAAATCAATTATCCAATAGATAATGACTAATAAAAGAGTTTTATCCAAAGCTGTATCTGAGTTAGATAAAGCAAAGGCTCCGGCAAAATCAAAAGATATTATTTATGATCCTATGGGTCAATGGAAATATCCTGGAGAAAATACTAGAATTCCTGGTAATGATATCACAATGCAAGGTGTTGATTATCCAGTATGGGCACAACCAAATGTAGGACCTGGTACTATGATGGTACCGGGTCAAGAATATAACTTTCCAGAAGCAGATTATGTAGATGAGTATCCTCAAATGCAAGAAGGAGGAACTGCTATACCTACAGTAGAAGATGCTGGATCAATGAATGAAGATGGTATATGGGTTCCTGATTGGAAAGCTATTGCTAAGCAAGCGCAAAAACTTAATGCAAAAACAGTTAAAACAGTTAGTGGTACTATTGTTAATTTTGATGATAATTGGCAAGTAAAGAATGTTGATGATAATCCTCAAATGAAAAGAGGAGGGTCTAAAAAAAATAAAAAGTATACTAGGAATATTACTGCTCTTAATAAACTTTTTGCTGAAAACTATTTATTTAAAAAACCAGGTAAGAAACAAATCTATGATCCTAATACTCCACTATTTGAAGATGGGGGTGAGGCTAATGATTATATAGATGTTGAATTAACTGATGAAGAAATACAAGCCTATAGAGAGGGTGGTTACATTGTAGAAGATATTTCGGTACCTCAACTTACAAAAGCTCAGAAGGGTGTTATAACTAAAGGTCCTAAACCAAATCTTAATAAAGTTATTTCTGAAGAAGAACAAATTAATAACTTGGTAAATTCACCAAGATTAGAAGATCAACAAAAACTTAAACAATTATTACATCAAAAACTACAAGATGAAATTTATCATCCTGAAAAGCAAATACATAAATATGCTTCTAAATCAAAGCCTAATACTTTAGAAAAAAAAATAAATCTTGCTTTAGGAAATCCCGGACTTAAAGGAGCTTTAGTAGCAAATTCTGCATCAGATCCAATGGAAGATCCTACTGATAATCTTAGACATCCTAGCGCAGCAAGATATACAGCAGAAGCTATTAAAGATAAGACAGGTAATATTCCATATGTATCTGCAGCTTTAGGTTATTTAGGAGCAAATGCATTAGGTATCGGTCATGAAGCAGGTACATTATTTAAAGATAGTAGAGACTGGTCTACTAAATTAAGAGAAGCTGGAGAAGATATTTATAATAATGCTGTAGGAGCCAAAGTAGGAGCAAGTGATATGTTATCAGAAGATAAAACAGATTATCTATTATACTTATCTGATAATAACTTAATACCTGATGGTACTGTTAATAAGAATAAAAAATCTAATGCCTATTTTAAAAAAAGTAAAAAAGATAAAGGTTCTTATAAGGGTAAAAATAAATTTGCTCCAGGAGGGGCTGTGGATCTTAATCCTGAAACAATGAAAAAATATCTTGCTGCTTTAAAAGTACAAGAGAATAATGAAAGTACAGGATTAAAAAAAAATAAATGGTATCCTTATCCCAGTTCTGAAAAAGGAAGTGATACTATTGCTTATGGTCATAAGTTATTACCAGGAGAACAAAAGTATTATGAGGGTATAACTACACAACAAGCTGAAGCTTTAGCAAGAAAAGATGTATTAGAAAAACAAGAATCTGCTAAAGGACGCATTGATAAAAAATATGGTAAGGGTACATTTGATAAGTTACCTCAAGATGCTCAAATGTTATTAGTTGATTATCAGTATAATGTAGGTTTACAAAAGTTTCCTAAATTTGTAGAAGCTATAGTAAAAGGTGATAAACCTACAATGCTAAAAGAATATGAAAGAACTTCTGATGTAGGTAAGTTAACTAAAAGAAATAATTGGACTAAAGAGGTTATTGACAACTTAGAATATCCTGTAATTAAAAAACCAGCAAAAGCTAAAGTTGCAAGTCTAGAATCTGAAAATGATTATACAGAAGCAGAACTAACCCCAGAAGAAATAGAGTGGTATAAATCACAAGGTTATATAGTAGAAGAACTAAATTAAACTTATTAAGTTTATTGAATAAATTAAAATTTACTATATTTAATTATAACTAGTTATATGAAAAAAAGAGTAAGATTATATAAGGCACAAGAAGGTGGTACACCTGATGTCAATATGTTAAGTTACCCAGGTGCTCAAGCGCAACAATCTGATGAAGGATCCAATGATCAATTAGTATCTATGATATTAAGTGATATTGGTAATTCTTTATCTAAAGATCAAATTGTAGGTAAGTTAGTTACTGTATTTAATACAGATCCAAATGAAGCAAATCAAATTGTAGATCAAGTTTTTAAATATGTAGAACAACAAAAACAATCTGAGATAGAAGCTGCTGATGATGAGGACAATGAAGAAGATGTTCAAGAAACTGTTGTAGCTGAAGAAGAAGTTGTAGAAGAACCTGAAAGTAGAGGACAGACTGGTACTCAAATGTCTAATGAAATAATTGATGAATGGGATGATTCATCTGCTGATGATACAGAATTTTCTTCAAATTTAGTTATGCAGTATGGTGGTTATCCAATGGCACAAGAAGGTATGGAAGTACCAATTCAAATGCCAGATGTAAGTTCTTACTTGCCTCAAGATATGTCTGATTATTTAGGAGGAACAACTAATCCTTATTCAGGTTTAGCATGGAATTCTCCAGATCAAACAGAAAATATAGTAGAGGATGAAGAAGTATTTTCTGATTATACTGAGCCAGAATTACCTGAAGAAAGATTTGGTGGTATGCCAAGTAAAAGAAGTTATGTAAATTCTGTTCTTAAGTTGGTTAAGAAACAAATGGGTGGTGATAGTGCTGCTCCAGAATCTGCTAAATATGATGATGACAATGCTGATCCAACAGGTGCTAATGTAAGAAAGAAAGCATTAGATAAATTTATTGGATCTGTTAAGAATCAATCTGGTATGGCTTTAGCTAAACAACAAGCAGAGCAACAGTATGAACAAATGATGCAACAGCAAATGGCTATGCAACAATATCCTATGGCTCAACAAGGAGGAGAACAAGATACTGAAAATCCAATGCATCATCTACAAGCATTTTCTCAATCTATGAACAATGTTTTTGATGATCAACAAAATGAATTAGTACAAGCTCAATTTGGTGGTTTATTTGGTAGAAGAAGAATAAATAATATGATGCAACAAGGTATACCTATGATACCTGGTATGCCTCCTATTAGTAAAATTGATGTAAGAAAATCAGGTTGGTTATTTAATAGACCAAAAGAATATTCAATTGAATTTGGTGCATATAGTCCAATGCCTGGAATGAGTCCACAAGGATTACCACCTCAAGCATATGGTTATAGTACAAGAACTATTAAAACACCTGCTAAAAGAATTAAAGTAGAAACAACAGCTGAAGTAGTTAATAATGAAGCTATTAAAGAAGTATCTGCTGCTACTCCTACATCTGATGCAACTACAAAAGCAGCTGATGCCCCTGTTACAACTACAACTCCAGTAACTACAAGTACGGGCACTAAAAATGTTCCTATAAAAGTAAATCCAAAAGTTGTAGATAAAATTAAAACAGATAATAAAGTAAATAGTAAAAATACTAAAGATGGTATTTATGCATATGGTACTGCAGACGGTACATACAAAAAACAAAATGGTATTTGGTATGTAAACCGTGGTGTTAAAACAAAAATGCAGTACTTACCTATAACTGATCAAAGAAGAATTAATGAGTTAAATAAAAAAGCAGATTATAAAGGAGAGGCTAGTAAACAAGAAGATGGTAAGTTTGCTATGCAAAATCCTTATGGATATAATCCTGCTATAGATCCTCGTACAGGTAACTATAGACCAATGAGTGCAATTGCTGATGATGACTTTGTACAAACAGCAGCTTTTTTAGGCGCAGCTGGTAGAGTAGGAAGCGGAACTGCAGATGTCTTAGAACAATTTACATTTAAAAGACCAACTAACCTTTTAGGTAAAGGAAGAAACATGGTTAATCCAGGACAACCTATGTTAGGACCAGGACAACCTATGCTTAATCCAGGTCAAGGATTAATTAATCCTCCTGGAGGTTTTCAATATGCTTTACCATTTCAAGAAGGTGGTGTAGTAGATAATCCTTTTG